AAGGTAAAATGAAAATATCTGATTTACAATTTAAAGAATATGGTTGGCAAGAAATACCATTTAAACAGATAAAGGTAGTTAGCGGAGTGCACTATGTTCATTATTTACCTAATGGTATTATGGGTCGTGCTATATCAGGAGAGAATGTTGCTAGATCTATTTTAAATAAACATAAAGTATCTGCAACTGTAGGACATTGTCATTTATTTGATTATGCATTATCTACTTTACCTAATGGTAAAAAAATCCAAGCATTATCTGCTGGTTGTTACTTGACACACCATGAAGAATTTGCTAAAGATACTCAGCATATGTGGTGGAGTGGTTTAGTTGTTAAAAGAGAAGTTAGTAACGGGTCTTATAATGTTGAAACTATTGATATTAAAGCTGTAAGGAGAGAATATGGTAGACTTTAAAAATGATTTAGGTCATCATGATAATGTTAATTCACCATCTCACTATAGATATGGTAAGAAAGAAACTATAGATGTTATACAAGATTGTATGACAGATGATGAATATCATGGATATCTTAAGGGTAACGTTTTGAAATATGTTTCAAGATATAAATTTAAAGGTGAACCATTAGAAGATTTAGAAAAAGCACAATGGTATCTAAACAGACTAATAAAGGAGGTCAAATGACACATGGAGAAAAAATGGAATTGTATGGTAGAATACTGGCATTGCAAGAGACTATGCTTCACATACAAAAAGAAATTGGTAAGTTAAATAAACAATTACAGGAGGCAGAAGATGGGAGCAGTAAAGCAAGCAATAATAGAAGTAGATGATGCAGTATGTGGTTGTCTAAATGCAGGTAGAACTCTTAATCAAACTATAAGAGATTTAAGAGCAGAGTTTAATAAGAGAGGTAAAGATAATCCATACTTATTAGATATAGATTTAATTGAAGATAAGTATTATCAATTTAGAGGAGAATGATGCTTAAGGATAAAATTATAAATGCTTTAAGAAAAAAGTATGAAGCAGATATGGAAGCTGCATTAGCAACAATTGATATTTATTTAGCTAATTCTGTAGGTATAGGAGAACATCCACAACATATACAGGAAATAGATAAATTATTATCTAACTACTGCGGTGCTAAAGAAAAATTAGAGTCTTTGATTAGACACTATGATGACGGAGAAATACCATTTTAATAACAGGAGGACAAATGGAGAAAGAAAAACAAACACAACAAAAGCCAAACCCTAGAACTTACAATATAAGTTCTGAACAACTTATGGATATAATGAGATACTTAATGTCTCGGCCATATGCGGAGGTAGTAAAACTAATGAACACGCTATCTACCCTAACACCACAATCAAAAGGGGTTAATAACAATGACGGAAAAAAATAATTTAGATAAGTACACGGGCATACTATTTGAATTAAAAATAGGTCTTAATAAAAACAATGCTATAGTTATTGACTATGGTGGAAAACCTGTGGGTAAAATTAGAGAAGCTCTAAAAGGATATCCATATCATGGTAATCTATGTGCTGCTGTTATTAATCATGCTAATAGTGTAGGTAAAAAATTACAAGATGATATTAAACAACTTATACAAAAAGTTTAGATATTACTTTTGGCATAATCTTATCATGGATAAACTAGAAGGTTATGCTAGTAGACTAAGTAACTGGTTTTGGCAGAAGCGATGGAGTGATAGAAACTTATATCGTTATGACCAAAAAAAAAGACCACCTGACTAATAGTCAAGCGGTCTTGTGTTGCCTGCAGGGGGAGTCTATTTAGTTAGGCTCTCCCTTTTTAATAACTTTGATCAGCAAATTTAAAATCTACATTTTCTGTAAATTTAAAATTTGGACCTTCTTCTTTCATTCTTTTTAATTGATTAATAAATACTTTATTTAATTCTTTTAATGCATCTGATTTTGTTGCACTAAACTTTCTACCAATTTTATTATTATAAAAATCTGTACCTGATGCTTCCATATATTTAGGTATATTACTTATTTCATTTCTACCTGTAATAATACCTTTACCAAATGAAAGTGCATCTTTAACTTCTTTACCTGTTCCTAACAAAGCAGCCATTGTAGATCCTCTTTTGTTTGACTCTATTGCAGAAAATGCTGCATGTCTATATGCATCTAATACGCTTGTAAGTTTAGGTAAATTAACATCAGGACTTTTTTGCATACCGATAATATTATTATTATCATCTCTACTAAAATCATATCCTAAATCCTCTAATAATACTTGTAATGATGGTTCATTATCTGATGGTTTAGTACGATATGCACTTAAATATTCATCCATACCTAACATATTAGCAGTTTGTTTATATATAGTTGCCATTATTGTAACCTTTTCATTTGATCAATTATAGGTTTTCTTTTAGGTAATATGGGATTCAACATATCACGTATTGTTGATTTATATATATTTGTTAAAAATTGTGGGTAGTCCTCTCTTTCTGCATATTTACCCATATTCATGAATATATTTTCAATTGGTTGCTCTGTTTCAATGGCTTTTCTAACGCCCTCATATGCATTACCAGTTGTTATTAAATTTATAAATGCTCTAACACTATCTGCTGGGCTGTCATATTTAGCTAATTTAGCTCCTTGTTGGGTAGTTAAAAAATTATCCCCTTGAGTTGCGTGTATACCAAAAAAATTATTAGCTTCCTGTGCAGTAGGTGCACCTTTAAATTTCATACGCCCAGTCTCACCTGTTGCAACAGTTAAAATTAAAGCATTAGGAATAGAATATTCAAAAGAGTCTTTTGCATACTCTTCTTTGACTTCTCGTATTACTTCATTAAAATCTTTAATTTTTATGTCGTCAGCCATGGTAATATTTATTATAAATAAACTAACAATTCCAAGCACGAAGTGCTTTATTAATTCTTGAATTTGGATCATTCGCTGTTTTTTTAGAAGTTAATTTTTTCTTCATACCTTTCATTCTTGCACAAAAACTGGCTCTTCTTTTGTTACCAACTTTTTTACTAGGTGCTTTTAAATTACCACCAGTTGCACGATTGTATGAATCACGGCCTTTTTTATTAAGGCCACCTGAGGGGTTTTTACCTTCTTTACGTTGCCATGCAGGTGTCTTGGCCATTATTTTTTCCTCACTGTCATTGCAGCTCTTTTAAAGTTTGCTGCAGTGGGTGCACCTTTTGCACCTTTCTTACGCATTTTACCACCACGTTTTCTTTTAGCGTGGATGTTAGCATAAAGTCCTTTTCTCATTATTTTTTTCCTTTTTTAGATCTTAACATAGCAAAGTCTTTTTTAGTAAGTTTACCATCTTTATCCATGTCTAGTTTTTTTCTTTTACCTTTTACTTTTTTTCCTTTTTTCATTTTTCCGTAATGTCCTGGCATTTAACTATACCTCCTGTATTGTTTTACCTTCTTTGCAATCCCTTTGGGTTGCTTCACAAATTGTTTGCCCTTTCTTGTTCCTTTTCTCTTTGCTCTTGTCGTTGCCGCATACTCTGCAGATGAGAGTGCCTTGATCGCTTTTTCGGGTAAATACCGTTCTCCCGTAACTGACGACTTCTTGCCAGATTTCGTTCTCCATTTCTGTTTCCCCCATGCTTTTAAACTCCTTTGACTTTTTGCAAGTGCCATTATGTTTTTCTCCTTTTTCTTATTGCTTCCTTACCTTTCTTAAATATGCTTGCCACCTGCGTCTTACCCATAACCTTTGCTCTTTGTTCACCGACTGTAAGTATTTGGATTTTTCTTGCGTAAGGCTTGTTGATTTTTTTAACCTTTGCCACAGTTTTGCGAGCATCCGTAGGTGTCGCAAACTTAATTCCAACAGTATCTTTAGGGTTTTCATCGGTGTACAATCTCCTACCAGAGCCTTTAGGTTTTTTACCTGTACCTACTTTAGGATCTCTTTTTTTTGCCATTTTTACCTATAATACTTTTTAAAGTTTTAGCTTGTTTAGCATGTGTCTTAGATGCTTTGCTTAAACCTTTAATAACTTTTTTTAATTTTGCTCTTGCTTTCTTCATTACTTGTAGCCACCTCCAGCTTTTTTATAAGCCTTAGCTAATGCTTGAGCTTTTCTCGCTGACCATTTACCAGCACCTGTACCATGAGATGCTTGTGCTTTAATTCTATTAAAGATTTTTTTTCTCATGCCAGGTTTTGTATAATTACCTGCTTTATTTACTGTGCTTTTCTTTTTCATTACCTATCTCCTTATATTCATAATCATAGCTTCCTTCTTGATTCTCATCAGTAATCCATTTAGAAGTATCTTCTACAGACCAAATTCTAGTGTTTACTAATCTATGTATAAGGGGTTTTGAAGGATCTGCTGCCATTGATGGGTCAAAGATCCTTAGTCTATTGTTGGGTTGAATTGCAAAGTTGCCGTCATCTAATT